TATAAAAAACAAGGATTAAAAAGCTTCAACGAAGATTTTGTCGACATAATGAAAATGGAAGCATTAATTGATGCTTCTTTAACTGCACTTATGCCTTTTTCGTTATACAGCTTTTTCATCTCATCTGGAGCATTCCACGCAGGAACAAAAAATTCTCCAACATTGCCGTATACATCTTTAATCATTTTTTTGAAGTCTGTATTAAAACCAGCACCCTTAAAACCAACAGACCTTAATGTTAAAGCTTGAGCCGGAAGATATCCAGGCATAAACATGGCCGCACCATTCAGACCCATAACTGATTCTAAGTCTACAAAACCAACCTGTCTCTTATTTGGCATTTTCCCGCCAAGAGTGCTCAAAGGAATGGAAGGAGGATGTAATCTATTTCTTGCATCTATTGGTTTATTCAAACCAGAAACAGTTGAAAACTCTTCATCCGGGGATACAAGATTTTGAAACACATCAAGACCATATTTATCAATAAACTTAGAAGCTGCTTTAACATACGCAGTTTCTTCTGCTAAATCAATAACTCCACTTTTATGAATACCGGTAGGAACATATGTTCCGTTTTTGCCATGTTGAATTACAGGATAAGAAAAAGTTTTTCCACCTGGGGTTGTTATAGTTTTCCCATTTTTTGTGTCAAAAAGAGCCTCAACAAATTTCATTGTTTCTGCATTTGCTTTCGGTCTTCCGTTTTCAAACACAACCTTGCCAGTAGAATCTTTTTCAAAAACTCTGTCCGTTAAGTCAAGTTGAATCATACGTCTTGGACCGGATGCAGACCCATGCGTATTATGTCCACTCATTCCAAGAAGGTCTGTATAAGTAGAACGGTTAATCATTCTATTGATCGACTTACCAGCAGCTTTATCACTATATGAATAATAAGTATCTGGCTTATCCTTAAGAATAACTCCTTTTGCAAAGTCATCCAGAGTTAATGACATAATTTGATATGCATCAGGTCTTATTTGTAAAGCTGAATCAACAGTACTTGAGTTTGCAGCCGACCTTGTATATCTCCTTGGTTTATTTAAATATAAAGGAGTTCTTACAGGTATACCTTTTAATTCATTAAAAGCCGCAAAACTTTCAGTTGGAATTCTGGAAGTTTTTCTTGCCATTGCCATCTGAGCATGGTCATCAGAATTTAATAAAGAATGTCTATACATAGGCGCACCTTCAAGCGCCTTACGCATAATATCTCTATCTAAGAAACCAAGAGCGGCAGCATATTCTGCTTCGCTAATTGGTTTTGACGGCATTATCAATTGACCTGCTTTGCCATTTAAAATTCCTCTTTTTGCAACACCGGCCATTACAAGAGCATTTTCAAAAGATTGATATTTCGCAGCAACAGAACGTACAACATTGTATTGTTCGTTTGTCAAATTACCTTGATAAGCTTTTCTTTTTGCTCCTGTTGTAAAAGATGTACTTTGAGGAACATTAGGTAAATTTCTAAACTCTTTAGGAAGTCTATCTTTATAAGAAGTATATTCTGGCATAACAGAATATTTCTTAAATGCTCCTCTTGAAGAATCAATTACTTTGCGTACATAATCTTCTCGGTTTATAACGGGAGAAACATACTGAATAACGCCTTTAAGAATATCATTCATCTGACTTTGATTTAAACCAAACTTCGACGCAAAAGCAGTCGATCCTTTTCTGAAAGGAGCGTTTTGGTTTAAAATAGCCATTAAAGCACTATCTGTTTGTTGGCCCATTGATTTGTATGTTCTTCCTAAAAGAGAAGAAGCAGTTTTAGATAAATCAGTAAATTCACGATTAAACGCAGCCGTCATTGTTTTCGGAATATTAGAAAATACTTTTCCTATACTCCCGGTCGAAGAAAACAAAGTTTCCAAATTTGCTGAAAGAAAGGCAATTCCTTCTTTTAAGCCACTCATCATTTCAGTACTAATGCTTTCTCCGATTGCTGCTGTTTTCATTTGTGAAACAATTGCTTTATATTGTTGAGCTATTGAAGCACTCATTGCTTTCGTAAACTCGCTCATAGAATTTGGAACGATATCTGATAAAAAATCTTTTCCACCAGCTTTTGAAACTAAAAAGCTATCTTCTAACTCTTGTAATTGACTTTTACAAGCAGTAAGTTCAGATTTGTCTAACGAATTAAGTTTCGGATTAATTTCAATGTCGATTGTTTCTGCCATTATAATTACCTCCTTTTTAGAAGTTTAATAATCTATATAAACACGATTCAAACGCGATGTTTACAAAGTTAAAAGAGGGGAGTGCTTATTGTTTCTCCCCTCGGATAAGTTATTTTAAAGCTTGAGTCTCATGATTTGCTTTCATAAATTCAGTAACTTGTTTAATATAGTCTGACTCTTCTTGTAGCATAGCTGGGTCTACTTGTGTAGTAATTAAGTCAAACAACCAATTAACAACCTCTGGCTTTTTAGAACTAATAGTATTACGCTTTGTTACTTCAAGCTGAAGAAAGTTGAAAATATCATTCCAATCTGCCGTTAAATCAGAGATAGAAGAAAAATGAAGATTATTATTGTGCAAAATGCTTCTCCAAGTTGGTTCAATATAAAATAAACCATTATCTGCTTGTGTAATAGTTAAAGCCGCTGCCTTATTTACAAAATCTATATATAACATTTTAGTTCCCCTTTTCGCCTTCGAGTGTGACAAATATCATCTTTTTTCCAAATAACAGTTCTTCTTCTGTATAAGTAATATCTTCTACGTCTATTCTTCCATATTTATTGTGACGATAAGTAACAACAGCATCATCCGGTAAAGTTTTGAGTTTCTTTATAAGATCTTTTACAGTCATTGATATCACTCCAATACTACAGCCGCCGTATTTGAATATCCAGCTTCAGATTTATCTAAATATAAAAGAGAATCAACAAAACTGATATCTGTAACCTCTTTGAGGTTGCAGACAACCGGAGCGCTTTTGGGATAATTTTCAAGTTCTTCAATTAGTTCCATCACTGTCATGTCGTTTCACCTTCTTCATAAGTCGTTTGAAGAAGCTTTCCTTGACAGGAGTATTAAGTAAAACAAGGCCGTCATTTGCTTCAACCATATTATACTTATTCATATCTTCTTCGGAGATTAGTTCAATCTTTTTACGCTCTTCCTGAATAGCCTTAAGAAGAGCTGTTTGCTCTTTCTCGATCTTCTCCTGCTGTTCTTTTTCCTGTTGTTGTTTGGCCTTTTCTTTTTCAGCTTTTTCTTTCTTAGCACGTTCTTCTTCTTCAACGATAAGCTGAGCCTGTCTTTGAATTGCTTTTGTTTGTTCTTCTTCTTTCTTTTTAGCTTGCAAAAGTTCTTCTTCAAACTTAATTTGTTTTTCAATTTTATCTGCTTCTTTATCAAATTCATAAGGCTGTTTTGGATTTAATTTACATAATGTTTCAGCCCAAGTAATCATTCTATGATAGTTTATCTTTCTATCAACATCGCCACGTTTCCAAATTGTGTAGCACTTATGCATTTGGAAAAAAGCTTCAAATTCAGGACTTTCTTCTGGAAATGGGTTTTCTGGATTTAAGTCCAGCCAGCATCTTGCACCGTGTTCCATTTGCCCGGGATTTTTATTTTGATAACCTTGCTTCATTTCTTTAAACATTCTAAACATTTCATTGTTTACATTCATGTAGTGTGCCTCCTTAAATTGGTAAGCCTTCAGCCCAACTAATATCACCAAGTTGTTTTCTAAGAGCTTCTTTGCTTGCTTCTTTAGATTTAGTTTTAACAACCTTAATTTGACCCATAAGGCCCATAACGCCTGTATTCGGTTTTCCATTTCCTTTGACAAGCGGATTTGAAGCCTGAACAATCTGGGCCGCATCTTTAGCAAACGAATTGCCATATATGTTAGAGATAGACTCATAATTGATTCTTTTACCTAATGCTTCAAGAACGCTATTGAACCAAATATAAGCCATATCGTTGATTTTTTCTTCATCAACCTCGCCCAGGTGAGCAGCAACGGCCGCAGCCGCCTCATCAAGATTTAACGTTTCTGCGCCTGGGCTTCCCTGTTTTTTCTTGCCGCTTCTTCCTTTTCGTCAATATGGTTAATACGTCCAAAAATTTTTACAATCTTATCAATAATATCAGCATCAAGCTCATCGTAGTTTTCTCTTACAAATAAAGAATCGTCAAATGCAGCAACAAGAAAATCATATAAAAGCTGGTCTGCATTACGGCGTTCATCGATTATCCCTTTTTCATAGGTTAAAAGTTCATGTAATGGAACAGACCTGATAATTCCATATGCAGACGCTGCTTTATTTCTGAAATACTTTAGCTTTGTTGGTTTTAATTCAATTTTCTTTTTACCGATAATTACACAGTTTTCTTCAATAACATCACTTGGTTTTTCAACTTTTTTAGGAGACTCTTCTGGAGTTTGTTCAACAAGTTCGCTCTGCTCTGGAGTAAGCTTTAATTTAGGAACTTCTTCTATTTGAGCACTGCTCAATTCGGTTGGAGTTGGAACTTGTGGAGTCTCATTTTCAGAAACAGTAATTGGTTTTAATTCTGTTTCAATGGGTAATTTAGCCATTAAACCTTTCTCCCTTCAAAAAATAAAAAAAGGGGATACTGTTGTTACAGTATCCCCTAAGATCATATCCTACTGTAACCTTATATATAAACCTTTTAGCAAGATAATAATCAGTCGTCAGCCTTCGGAATGTAAGCAATGCTGTAGCAAGCATCGTCAGCACGCTTCGCATCCATGGCAGCCAGTGTGAACTGGAATGTGTTTGCGGTCTTGTAGGACGCATCAAAACCAGGCTGCGCCGTAACACGGCACTTATACACACGAACATAAACATGGCCGATGATAGCACTATCGGTGCAGTCTTCGCCATTGCCATAAACAGGATAAACCATCACGGCCTCACCCATAGCAGAGCTACGGTTGTCAATGTTGGCTTCCTGCGCAGCTTCATAGTAGAAGTAGTTAACTTCCACGATGCCGCCTTCAACGTCTCCGGCAAAGAAGGAAATCTTCGCAGGAGCGGGATCAGCGGCAGCAATCAGCTTGAACTTACCTTCGGTAGGAGTCTGAGCAGTTTCTTCCAGCCCAGCAATAGACACAGAACCCGGAACAGGATTGTGCGCCAGATCAACCTGATTCTGACCATCGATAGTCAGAACTTCAGTACAAGGAACCTGATAATTGCTGTTGCTCTTGAACTTGGTTGCGTTCGTCATAACGAACAGATCAGCCTCGAACTTACCAGAGGTAATACTCATTTCAACATTTGTGTTCAACGTGGGTCGTTAATCCACGCCCGCTTTTCAGCAGCTGTATATCACTATACAGATCAGACTATCTCTTCACCCTCCCTAGATAGGGTAGGGGCTCTTCATTTCCACTCACTTGAGTGTACTCCCTTTCGGGATAGTCGTTACACATAAAAATAGTTTATAATAGTTCCCAATGTAATCCATTTGTTTTGTGAAGCTTTCCTTTTATGCATTTTATAATTGCACTGGCATCTGTATTTGTTTGTCTTTCTGCTTCAGCGGCAGATTCATACACAACACCAGTTTCGATACATTTTACTCTTGTTTGTTTTCCTCTGTGATTTCCAAAAGCAGATAAACGTATTTTTTCTTTTGCTTCTTCTGACATTTTATGCCCTTTTCCTAAATGTTTTTCTCTATTTTTTTGTTTTGATTCTTCTGTATGATGTTTTCCATACATAGGTGCTCGTTCGCCAAAGAAACGACATCCTTTGTTTCCTCCAGAAGAAATATTGTATCCGCTTTTATCATTAAGTAAACTTAATTCACGAATCAACAAACATTCAAAATTACAAGCTTCATCTTCTGTTAATCCAGATGCGATAATTTGATGATCAAAATTATCCCATCCATATTTGTTTATTGCCGCATTAAAGTGTGGAGTATCTGCATAGCCAGATCCATATCTCCATCTTTCTTGTATGTTTTGTTTAGATGTTATTCCAACATACATTTTTCCATTAACTTTATTCGTATGGCAATAAACTTTCCAAGAACTATTTGTTATAATCATAAATTTCAATCCTTAAAACTATTTCTTAGCACGGGATTGTCTTTTAAAAAAAGAGTTTCCCCGTTTAGAAGAGGATTTTACATAGTATTTCTACTAAGGCGCCCATGAAATTTAGGTGCTTTGACCCGGCAGATAAGCAACAGGGAACAGAGACCAGCCGGCATTAATTTCGGTGTAGTTAACCTGAGGTGTAACAGTAGCAGCTGTCAGTTCGTCGAAATAGAACATACGGCCATCACAACGCTTAAACCACATCCGAGGCACGTCCGCAATATAGCCCTGAAACTCAGGAATATAAGTAGCCATAGTACATGACCTCTTTCTTAGTTTTATTTATAACCCATGACCAACAACTCTTCCCCAAGTTTAGGTATGGTGTTATAGCAAAATAGAGGCCTTCAAATAACCTTTGAGATAGTATTTATAAAAGCCGCCCTTATCTCAGGCGGCATTGAAGTAGGCTTCAATAAACTTTCATATAATGAAATGCTATTGTTTTCCGATGATATCCAGTAACTCTTGTACCACCGTCCCAGTCTCCAGCTATCCAGAATCGATAACCAGTCCCATGAAGATAACGCTCGTTTGTTAATAATGAATATAATTTTTCTGCAATTAATTCATCACGAGTAATAAGTCTGTCATCACCAATATTTCGCATTTCACTGTCTTTAACATAAATGTCGAATATCATTAGATTTTTTTTCACATTAGGAACTTCAGTTTCATAACCTTGTACATCGGAATAGACAATTCTGCATGGCTCATCTGTAAGTAAAGTATTTGAATATCCGGCCCGAATAAAATATTTTTCAACAAATTGAATAATATTTAATTTCTGAGGTAGCTTCATTAAAACTTTTAATTCATGATTTGGCCATATTACTTTTCTTATAATCGTGTTCCAAGCATTAACCCAGCCAATCATGTTAGTCACCTCCGAGCATTTTATTTATTTCCTTCTTTACGTATGGTGCAGCCGCTTGTCCTATTGCTGATTTACTTTTCCGAATACCATCATTTGTAGCATCCGGAGCCATAATTTTTAAAAGCTGTTTCGCTTCGTCTTCTCCATCTAATGTTGGAAGTTCATACCACGGCAATTCTGTACCTTGAAGACGTTTAGGAACTTTCGATGTATAAGTTGAACCATCTACATTATGAGCAGTTCCGTTATCACCGCCGGATACCGGAGTTCCATGACTCTTAAGATATTTGATTAGGTATGATTGAGATGGAGAAAGACTGTAAGAAAGCATTGTTCCATTTGCAGAAACAGAACATTCCAAAGAACTCATGTCTTTAATGAATTGTTCTCCTGCTTCTGCACTCATTTGCTCAGCCAGATTCTGTGCCCTTACGAGAATTGCCTGATTTATAGGTTCCAGGTCTATATTAGAAACTGTCAGTTCAGCTGTTGGTATGTTCATATCCATGTAAACCACCAGCCGCTCTCTTAGCTTGGAGCTTTAAAGTTCCATGCGTGTCGTTGATATCGATACCAACGTAGTTAACGTCTACTATTTCATACGTGGCGTTCTGCCAATCGAAATAGTTTCCGATTTTGATATTCTTTGTCTGTTCATTATATTGGATTGTCATAAGTGTTAAAACTCCGGCTATCGTGCCTGGAGTACCAGCTACAGCAACAAATTCCGGCCGGCCGTCATATCTATAAGCATTAGCAGGAATTCTATCGACAACAACATTTTTCTTTGTCTCAGCTTTAACTGAGTATTTCTCGCCACTTACAACATACCCTTCATCGTCTATAACGTATCCTTCTTCATCAACGGCAGGATCTTTATATGAATATACAGATAAATACAAATTGCATCTTAATGCACGAGAAGGAATATTATTAGATTCTTTATGACCATCCCAGTCCAGAATATAAACTGTTTTATCTGGTTCGATAACCATGTCACCTTTTTGTATTCCACTTGTTAATGAGCATCTGATATTCATATTGTTATCTGTATTTTCATATCTACTCTTAGTTGAATCAGGATACAGTTCACCACGAATAATAGTCGGGTTATAGTCTTCTTTGAATTGATCATACCAATCATGGAGTAATTCAAAGTCCATAACCGTATTTGGAATATCGTTTTCCAAAAAAGCGTCAAAGTCAGCGGCCAATGTCTTAGGTACCCTGAACCGCTTGTTAGTACCTTGCGGTACATAAGGTATAGACATAAGCTCACCTTCTTATTTTAATGATTTAGCAATATACTCACTAAATGATATAGAGTTGGCTTTAATATCTTTATAAACTAAATTTTCAGGTAACCGTTTAATAGCGTTTGCCTGATCTAAAAGTTTATGTCTGATTTTAGTAAATCTTTCTGTCAGTTCCGGTGGCCAATCTTGTTTCTGCTTATTTCCGGAAAACTGATAAAAAGCATCTTCTATCTCCATTAGAATTCGTTTTAATTCCAGATGGAGCATATCTGTGTAGTCAATGAAGTTGTACCGTTTTTCTACAACTGTTTCAAGATTTTTGTTCTTGTATTCAATAACCACATTAAAATCACTCATCTGTCATCCCTCACGAGCCATAAGTTTATGAAAAACACGAATACGTTCTTGTTCTAATGTATCATAATCTTGTTTGATAGATTTATAGCCTTCCTTAGCACCAGTTACAGATAAAGCATCAGTCGTATAACTTATAGACTTATCTCCGCCAAGATCGCCTAAAAGTAAAGCTAAAAATTTCATTTTAGACAAAATAAAAATATATTCTTCCTGAACAACATCAAAATTATAATCATAAAACAAAACGTTATTTTCGTCAGTTATATACAAAGTTCTGTCATATTCATCTGGGTGGTTAATATCCACAAAAAACTTTTTAACAGCCTGTACTACAATCTTTACATAGTCTTTCATAGTAACAGGATACGGTGTTGAACGCCATACATTGTCATACTTAACGTTCTCTGCCATTTCTTCAATGTTGAACATTCAAGCCACCCTTTCTGAATTATTCTTCGTCAGGCTCAAGCATATCCTTATTTGGAACTTTAGCCTGTATGATTTTCAACTTGCTGCCCGGAAGATCCATCTTCCTTGCCATTTCTCCAATAGCATCAAGCTCTACGGGATCAGTAATATCCTTCAGCCAAGCAGCAATATTTTTCGCACTCTTGTTTAAGTTTGCCGCAATTTCATCGGCATCATAATGCTTCTCTGCATAAGGATCGGTATAACCACCGATATCTTCCAGAGAATACACTTTTCCGCTCTTGTCTTTAATGACAAAGCGGTTAGAAGAAAAAGGCTTTGCCTTGCAATTACTCTCGATATAAAGAATATCATCAACAGACATTGGCAGAAGCGTGCCAGCGCGGATTACACGTTGTTGGTTAGAAGCGAGAGTAACACCAATGTCAAAGTTTGCCGTATTATATACGTGCAATACATTATTAGTATCCATTTAACCTTCAATCCTTTCAGTTAATCAAAATAGTAAGGGGACGGCCCAGACAGAGCCGTCCCCAATAAAAATCAGGGCACCAGTTCGTGAGCACCGCTTGTGGGGTTCTTGCCCGTAACAAACGCAGCACCAAACCAAGTATCGAGCAGGATCTCGTAAGTCCTGTCATCGATGCTCTGAGAACTCATAGAGTTAATGCCACCCTCGTTCACAATTTTCAGGTTGCGAGCTTCAGCGGTCTGTCCACCCGGCAGGATGTACAGCCAGTTCGGGTTCAGCATAGGCGTAACACCATCTTCATCATAAGCATTGGTCATACCAACAACAGAGCAACCATTATAGTTGCCGATGAAGCCATTGTTATTACGCTCGTCAATCAGGTTGCCACTGTACTGCATGGAAGTAGAGTTCACAGCCATGCCGGTGAAACCAGCCAGCTGAGAAGCGATAGCGATATCGCCCATGATAGTCACAGGACCAAACCGACGGAAATGCATCAGCTGCTGATCAAGCAGAGTCTGATTTAGGGTGGTGATACTCTGACCATAGAAGTCAGGACCGAAGTTGGAGATACCGGCATGCAGAACCTGCTCGACGGTCTTCACCTTCTTATCAGTGATAGCCTGATTCGCTTCACGAATCAGATCAGCCATCTGCACACGACCAGTCCGCAGATCAATGATATTGATGGCGGGACGGGCAGCAATTTCCTTGGTGTCAACCAGGATCTGGCTGTCAGCCACGTAGCTACGAGGCGCAGTAGCACCCTTAGCCTGCACAACAGCCTTAATGCCGCCATGACGGACTTTGAAAGCAGCCTTTTCACCATAGTTGATGTTTTTGATATCAGCAACGTTGCCAAGGAAGTCCAGAGCCTTTTCCTGCAGCTCTTCAACGGTGTACGCAACGGTCTGCGCAATCAGATGGCAGTTACCAGGGGTTAAGTCCTGAGTCAGTTCAGAGATAATCTGCTGAGCTTCTGCGATCTTATCGGAGTCGACACGTTCACCACGGTTTTCAGCGGCCAGCACCTTAATCAGCTTCATGCCGCGTTCAATCTTTTCGATAGCCATGTCAATTCACCTCCGATTAACCGATGGAACCGTCGGCCTGCACACCATAAGCGGTGCCAGCAACAGGCGTTCCGGTAACCATATCGGTAATAAATTCTTCACCAACCAGCAGCGGATGAGCACGAAGCAGTTCTCCAGCTGCAGTGGTGTAAGTGCGCTTGTCGTAAGCCTGAGAATCATTGATGTCAGCGCCGTTCTCGACAAGATAGTAACGTTTATTCAGCTTGTCAACAACAAACCGATAAGCAACCACGCCATCATAGAACGTGGTAACTTCCTTGCAGACAAACTTTGAAGTGGACTCCGCAGAAGGCAGCTCCAGCGTGTCGCCATTCTGAACCATCAGAATACCATTCTGTACAGGGTCAGATGCGCCATTGGTCAGTTCACCTTCGTAGACGTAGCCCTGAAGCTTTGTCATATAGCCAGCCATAGCTAGTCATTCCTTTCAGTGAAAATTTATTCTTTTACTTGGAAAGTAAAGAATAGCTGGATACCTTCTTGTCCTTCTCAAGCAGAGAATACTTATTCTCAATCTTGAGCGTATCCATAAATGGATTAATTTCGCCAATTACAGGAGTAGCTTCGGCTGTAACCTTCTGCTCCTTTAACTGGGCAATTTCAGACTTCATCTCATTGATAACTTCCATAAGTTCAGCTATCATCTGTTCTGCAGTCTTCTTATTGTCTTCGACATGCACAACATCCGGTGTTTCAGCCGGAGTATCTGCAGGTTCAACAGGATCTCCAACAGGAGGATCAGCAGGAGGGTCTGCAGGCGTTTCCGTCTGACCTTCACCTTCAGCAATCTCTGTCTCTGCCACATGGACACCGTCAACTGTTTCGACAAGAGTACCTTCTTGAATGTCACTGGAATGTGTCTCAATTGTCACAGTCTGGCTAACTTCTTTGCCTGTCTCTGTGTCATATGCAACATTCGTATGACGTTCCTCATGGAACTCATGAGTCACCACAGCAGCGGTCTCTTCTTCAGCCGTTTCTTTATTTTCGGCTTTTTCTTCGGCTTGTTCTTCTTCGGAATTTTCTTCCTTCTTTTCCTTACAAGCCGCATTTTCGTCTTTTTCCTCCTCGGAATTCAGTTTTTCTGCATTTTCTGGAGAGGATTCGACTTTTTCTTCTTCAGCCAGTTCAGGCTGAGCGGCTTCAGTTTCAACAACTTCAGCCTTGTTTTCGACTTCTGCCATTTCCTCATCACCCTTTCTGGTCTCATCTGCTTTCTGTGCCACAAGTTCAAGTGCCACAGCTTCTTCGCAGGCGGGGTAGGTCACAATGGCTGTGCCTTCCAAATAATTGTTGTCAGACGCATCAATTAAGATCGTTTCGTCATCAAGTTCTTCATATTCACCAACGGAAAGCTCAAAAGAAAACTTAAGAGCCCCTTCTGCAAATAATTCAGATATAGCTTTACTAAGCTTTTTATTACGCTTAGGAATTCTCGCATATCCTACTAAGGCGCAGCCGTTCCCGAAGGTCTGCTTTTCAAACTTGTAAAACGATCCAATCTGCGTTGAGTGAAATTCGCCTGTTTTGGTGTCATACAGATGACCAAGGCGAGTGTAGTTACCGCTGATTAAAGCCTTTTTATCGGCATACAGCGGCAGCCCAACATACCGCGTCTCGTTACTGACAATTTCGTCAATGAAAGCTTCAGTAACTCTTGCTCCGTTAAGATTAGCCTCAGGAGCTTCGCAGATGCGAGCTTTCACAGTCATAAAAACATCTGACTGCTGGATTTCGGAGATGACAGAAGCAAATACTAATTTGCTCATAACCATTCTCCCTTTGCTTTGCGTTCAGTGGGGGAAGACAAAGAGCGCAAGGCTAATCTATATCAACACCCGAAGGTGGTGATATTATTTTAATACGATTGGATAAACACATCTTCTCCCGTATCCTTCTTCAATTAGAATTGCTGTAGCTCCCGGCTGTGAAGTGTATCCTCTGTTTTGAGCATAAGGATCAACTCCACAGAAACTGGG